TATTTCATTAAAATCCAAATCATCATCAAAACTTATATTTTCATTAAAAGAAATTATTTCTGTATAGGTTTTAATCAATATTGTTTTCTGTGATTTAAGATATTGTTTTAATTTATTAATTGCATCTTCTTTAGGTAAATAAGTACCACATTTCTTTCGTTGTCTTTTAATTTTATTCACTTTAATTACAGTTAGTTGCACATCAAATATACAACAAAATTTAATTGTATTCGTTCTAATATTGTAATAAAAAAAAAGAACAATGGGATTAAACGAAGTATTTAAGAAAGTGGCAGACATCGAGAGAAATGCTACAGAGTTAACAAGTCATAAAGTTGAGTTAGCAACACCTGATGATTTAGAAAAGAAAAAAATTCAAGGAGCAAAAGAATTAGAAACTGCAAATACTTTAGCAAAAACTGTTGCTGCTTCTATTGACAAAGTTATTACTGCTTATCGTCAAAATTTAATTTCTTGTTTTGAAGGTTTAAAAATTGCTGATGATGTAAATGCACAATTTAAACAATTAAATTTCCCTCCACCTGCATATATTGCTGCTTGGCAAAAAGAACTTACGGCAAACCAAAAGCAAAGTAATGCTAAAATGAAAGCATTAGAAGCTGCGAAAAAATCAATTAGTTAAATAAAAACGACAAATGAAAAATAGCACAGTAAACAAAATCAAAGCACTTTTAGGAATGGAAGTGAAATTAGAGCAAATGATGTTGATGGATGGAGTTACGGTTCTTGAAGCAGACGCATTTGAAATGGACAACGAGGTTTTTATCGTTACGGAAGATGAGCAAAAAATTCCTTTACCAGTAGGTGAATACGAATTAGAAAGCGGAATGATCCTAGTAGTAGAAGTTGAAGGTATCATCAAAGAAGTTAAAGAGATGGTAGTTGAAGAAGTTGCTCCCGAAGTAGAAGCTCCTGAATCAGAAGTAGAAGTTGAAGTTGAAGCAGAAGCAACAACACCAACTGCTAAGAAAACTATCGAGTCTATCGTTAAAGAAACTTTCTTCTCAGAAATCGAAGCACTTAAAAACGAAAATATTGAATTGAAAGCTAAATTGGAATTGCTTTCTAAAGTTGACGAAGTTACAGAAGAGGTAACCGAACTTTCAGAAGAGCCTAAACCTATTAGTTTTAATCCTGAAAACACGAATATCATTGAAAACATCCGTTACGCTAAAAAAGGTAACCGTACAACAATGGATTCAATCTTTGAAAAATTAAACAAATAATATTAACTAACAAACATTTTTAAAAAATGGCAACTACAACATCAATTACAACTACTTACGCAGGAGAATTTGCAGGTAAGTACATCGCTGCAGCTTTATTGTCTGCACCAACATTGGACAAAGGTGGTATCACTATCGTTCCTAATGTCAAATTTAAACAAGTTATCAAACGTGTAGCAACAGATTCAATTATCGCAAACGCTACTTGTGATTTTGATCCTACATCGACAATTACTTTAACTGAGAAAATCCTTCAACCTGAAGAGTTCCAAGTAAATTTACAATTGTGCAAAAAAGATTTTGTTAGCGATTGGGAAGCGATTTCTATGGGTTATTCAGCGTTCGAAGTAATGCCGAAAAACTTTACAGACTTCTTATTGGCACACGCTGCTGAGAAAGTTGCTGCTGCAATGGAAACATCTATTTGGACAGGAGTTAACGCAACTGCAGGTCAGTTCGCAGGTTTAATGACACAATTGACTACAGACGCTACTTTGCCATCTGCTCAAGAAGTTGCAGGTACTACAGTTACTGCTGCTAACGTTGTTGCTGAGTTAGGTAAAATCGTTGATGCTGCTCCTGCTGCTATCTACGGAAAAGAAGATTTGAACTTGTATGTATCTAACAACATCTACCGTGCTTATGTACGTGCTTTGGGTGGTTTTGCTGCTTCAGGAGTAGGTGCTAATGGATATGACAACAAAGGAACAAACCAAGTTTTAACTGACTTGTACTTTGATGGAGTTCGTATCTTCTTGGCTAACGGATTAGCTTCTAACACTGCGTTACTTGCTCAAAAATCTAACTTGTACTTTGCAACAGGATTATTGAACGATATGAACCAAGTGAAAGTTTTAGATATGGGTGACTTGGACGGATCACAAAACGTTCGTGTAATTATGCGTTTCACTGCAGATGCTAAATACGGTTTTGCATCAGACGTAGTTACTTACGGAATCACAAACTCTGCTAACTAATCTTAACAGACAAATAATTGAAAGGGGAGGTCAAATGCCTTCCCTTTTTTGTTTAATCTAAATAAAATATACAGAAAATGTGCGAAATAACAACAGGCAGACTAGAAGTTTGTAAAGACGTAGTAGGTGGAATTGACGCTATCTACTTTATTAATTACGGGGATTATTCTTTTCCTGCAGACGTAACTTACGTTGCATCAACAGATACGATTGATGCAATTGCTAACGTAACATCATTATACAAGTACCAACTTAAAGGAACGAATACATTTGACCAAGTAATCACAACATCACGTGAAAACGGAACTTCATTTGTAGAGCAAACGTTATCAGTTACTTTAAAGAAACAAGACGCTGCTACACACAAGACGGTTAAGTTATTGTCTTACGGACGTCCTAACGTAGTAATCAAAACACGTAACAACCAATTTTTCCTTGCGGGTATCGAACACGGAATGGAGTTAACTACTGCAAACGTAACAAATGGTACTGCGATGGGTGATTTAGTAGGTTACACTTTGACATTTGTAGGTACTGAGAAAATCCTTGCTAACTTATTAGACACGACTACAGAAGCAGGTCTAATTGGTGCAGGAAGTGTATTCGGAGCGACAACAACAATCGTTAACTCTTAGGATTCTTTTCTCTGGAATTAAAGGGGTGGCTTAGGTCATCCCTTTTTTATTTTAAAACGTTTTAATAGTTTGTACGTTTAATAGATATGATAGTATTAACTCCATCAACATCAGCACAGACGTTTAGTTTCATTCCAAGATTTGAGAACTACACAACGATGAGTATAACTGATGAACAAACCAACGTAACACAAACAATAACGATTACAAGCTCAACACAAACTGGCTATGTAAACACGATTACTGCAACATTTGCTCTTAAAAACAATCACGGATATACTTTACTATTGACAAACGGAGCAACTATCTGTCATAAGGATAGAATTTTCTGCACTAATCAAAGCATTTCGACTTTCTCCGTAAACAACGGACAATATACATCAAACACTACCACAAACACTTTCATAGTTTATGAGTGATAACGTACACATACTAAGTCTATCGGCTTACACAACGCCTACAATCCAAGAATCCAAGCGTGATAATTGGGTGGATTTTGGCGAGGACAATAATTTCTATTCTTTTTTGATAGATAGATACACGAACTCCACAACGAACTCGGCAATTATAAACAACATTTCACGTCTTGTTTACGGAAAAGGATTGTCTGCTTTAGATGCTAATCGTAAACCTAACGAGTATGCTCAAATGATGGCATTATTTAATAAGGATTGCGTTCGTAAAATGGTTATTGATCGCAAGATGTTAGGTCAATTTGCTATTCAGGTACACTACAACGATAAACACGATAAGATTCTAAAGGCATATCATATACCAGTTAACTTACTTCGTGCTGAGAAATGCAATAAAGACGGAGATATCGAAGGGTATTACTACTCGGATGATTGGACAGACGTTAAGAAATACGCACCTGTTCGTTATTCAGCGTTCGGAACATCGAAAGACAAGGTAGAGATTCTATTCTGTAAACCTTATGCAGTAGGAATGAAGTATTATGCTTATCCTGATTATCAAGGAGCTTTACCATACGCACTTTTAGAAGAGGAGATTGCAGATTATTTAATCAACGAAGTACAAAACGGATTCTCAGGAACTAAAGTAGTTAACTTTAACAACGGAGTTCCAACAGAAGAGCAACAAGCAATCATTACTTCTAAGGTAATGAACAAACTTACAGGTTCTAGAGGACAAAAAGTAATCGTAGCATTTAATGACAATGCTGAATCTAAAACAACCGTTGAGGATATTCCTTTAAACGATGCACCAGAACACTACACTTACTTATCTGAAGAGTGTTTACGCAAGATTATGCTAGGACACAACGTAACTTCTCCTTTATTATTTGGAGTTGCTTCATCAAATGGATTCAGTTCTAATGCAGACGAGCTTCAAAACTCTTCTATCTTGTTTGACAATATGGTTATTCGTCCAATGCAAGAGGAATTGTTGGAGGCGTTTGATTCTATTCTAGCGGTAAACGGAATTTCATTAAAACTTTACTTCCGTACATTACAACCTTTAGAGTTTACAGACCTTGAAAACACGCAAACCGAAGAAGATGTAGTTGAGGAAACAGGTACAGATGGAACTCAGTTAAGTTCAATGGATAAAGAAATTGCTGATGCGTTGATTGAATGTGGAGAAGAACCAAGTGAAGATTGGGTTTTAATTGATGAATTTGAAGTTGATTACGATCAAGAAGATGAAATTGACTTAGAGATTGAAAACGCAAACAATCCTAAACAATCTTTATTGTCTAAAGTTTACAATTTTGTGAGTACAGGTACTGCTAATCCTAGAGCTAAATCAGAACAAGACGCAACGATTGATGGATTCAAGTTCATTACACGTTACCGATACAACGGAGGTATTAAAGATAATTCTCGTGAGTTCTGCAAAAAGATGGTAGCTGCTGATAAAGTCTATCGCAAAGAGGATATCGTTAGAATGGGTTCACAAGTAGTTAACGCAGGTTGGGGAGCAAGAGGTGCAGATACCTATGACATTTTCCTTTACAAAGGTGGAGGTGCTTGTCATCATAAATGGATGCGTCAAACATTCGTTGCCTTTGAGCAAGGACGTGGAATTGATCCATTAAGTCCAAACGCAAAAACAATTAGTACAAACAAAGCAGAGAAAGCAGGTTACAGAGTTAGAAATCCACAACAAGTTGCTATGCGTCCAATTGATATGCCTAATCAAGGCTTTTTACCTAAAAACAATTAACCAATGGCAGAGGCATTACTAATAACTAGAGATGACATCGTTCGTTACACGGCTTTAAACGGCAATGTAGATACTGACAAGTTCCTACAATTTATCAAGATTGCACAGGACATTCACATTCAGAACTACTTAGGATCTAAACTATTCCAAAAGATACAAGCAGACATTATCGCAGGAACTCTTGCAGGTAATTATTTAAACTTAGTGGTTTCATTTGTAAAGCCAATGTTAGTTCACTGGGCAATGGTAGAATATCTTCCTTTCGCTGCTTACACAATTGCAAACAAAGGAGTGTACAAACATTCATCTGAGAACGCTGAGAACGTAGATAAAAACGAAGTAGACTATTTACTAGAAAAGGAACGTAGCATTGCTCAACATTACACGGAAAGATTTATAGACTATATGAGCTTTAATCAGACTTTGTTTCCAGAATACCGAGCAAACATTAACAACGATATGTTCCCTGATACAAACAATAATAACATAGGATGGTATCTATAAAGACTTACAAACCTAAAAAAACTAACGTTGAAAAACTTCGTGTTTTTCTCGCTAAACTAAACACACAACAAAATGGCAAATAGTAACGGATGGGGAGATGGTGCTGCAAATAACTCAATAGGTTGGGGACAAGGTGCAAACAATAACATCGGATGGGGAAGCTCTCACGCTACTTCTTGGGCAGGTGCTACTGATATTGTAGGACTTACTACGGATGCAGACGCACAGGCGTTTATTACTGCTGCTGCTATTACAGACGCAACACAACAAGCTGCGATTGATACTTTGGTTAAAGGAATGAAAGCAGACGGAATTTGGACAAAGATGAAAGCTATCTATCCGTTTGTTGGTGGAACTGCTACAACTCATAAGTGGAACTTAAAAGACCCTAGAGATTTAGACGCTGCTTTCCGATTAGTATTCAACGGAGGATGGACGCATTCAAGTACAGGTGCTACTCCTAATGGAACTAATGGATATGCTGATACGAAGTTAGTACCTTCGTCCGTGTTATCATTAAATAGTACATCTCACTCTGTTTACTCAAGAAGTTCATCTCCTATAGGGATGATGGGTGGAGTAAATGATACTAACTATTTAATTTTAAATAATCCAACATCCACAACAATTGCGTCACAATTAAACACTATAAGCACTAATTTAATTACAGGTAATATTGTAAATTCACAAGGATTATTAATGGCAAATAGAGTTGATTCTTTAAACGTCAATGTTTGGAGAAATTCTACAAAAGTTGCATCAGATAGTAAAATTTCTACAGGTTTACCTGCACTTGCTTATTTTATTAGTGGTAGAAATAGTGGGGGTGCATCTGCAAATTATGATTCTAAACAATATGCTTTTTATCATTTAGGGGATGGACTTACCGACACCGAAGCATCAAACCTATACACACGAGTTCAAGCATATCAAACCGCATTATCAAGAAACGTATGATACAAGTAGCACTATTAACAGAAACGGAAAAGGATTTACTCGTAGGGGTTTTCTACGCTGATGATTCCATTTACAATCCTATTCAAGATTTTTACAACGATTGGGTAATTTCACTTGAGGAAGTAAACGACACAATCAATCCCGATACAATGTGGGTTAAAGATTTAAACATTATTGAGTACAAACCGAAACCTACTCCATCTCCATTTTAATGAAAACTAAACTCTCTCTCCTCGTTTTTTCGGTGCTTACAATTCTTACTCCTGTAAAGCCATTAGTTTTAATCGCAGTTATAGCAATTATCTTAGATACGTTTTTTGGCATTTGGCGTTCAGTTAAAAAAGGCGGATGGAAATCAATTCGCTCCCGTAGACTATCTCACACCATTTCTAAGAGCCTTTTGTATAGTGGTGCTATTGTGTTTATCTTCTTGCTAGAAAAATACGTTGTAGCGGATATTTTAGGACACTTCATTGCTATTGATTTAT